GAAAAGATTAATGGGATTAACCACTGTATTAGCTGTAGCTCCTTATGGATTACAATCTGGATTCCAAGCTTTATATGATGTGACTAACGAAGAAATGGAAGCACTCAAAAGATATTTACCTGAATGGTCAAAAAATTCTACTATTCTTCCTATACGAGATGAAAAAACAGGTGAATTAAAATATATAGATTTTAGTCATGGTAATGCATATGATACTGCAATACGGCCAATACAAACTGTATTGAATAATATTCAAAAGGGAATTACAGACGAACAAGTTTTACTGCCAGGTTTGTTAAAAGGTATGTTTGAAGCTGCTGGAGAACTTGCATCACCATTCATATCTGAAGCGATTTATACTCAAGCTTTATTTGATTTAATTCCAAGAGGTGGAAGAACTAAAGATGGTAGACAAATTTGGACTGAAACACAATTAGAAACTGAACCAGGACAAGTTATATCTAATTCTATTAATCATTTAGCAGAAGCTATGATGCCTTTTTCGTATCCACAAGTAAGAAGAATTTATCAAGCGGCTACAGACAAACCATCCGAAAGAGGAGAATTTTTTGAATTACCAGATGAATTATTAGGATTTGCAGGTTTTCGTGCAGTTAAACTAGATCCAGTTAAATCTATGGGATTTAAATTAGCAGATTATCAAAGAGGTATTAGGGAAGCGCGAAGATTATTTACAGGTGGTGAAGAAGGACTATTAAAAGGAGGACCTAAAACCCCTCAAGATGTTATTGATAGATTTATTCAAGCAAACAAAGCAAGATTTATAGTACAAAAAAATTTAAGAAAAGATTTACAATCTGCGGAAATTTTAGGTGTAGGAAGAAGACCACTTCTAAAAGAATTTGATGATAGACAACTTGGAAATGTTTATACGGATATTACTAGAGGTATATTTACACCTTACGAATTATCTAAAAATATTGAAAGAGAATTTCAAGAAGCAGCAAATAGAATAGGTCAAGCAGACCCATACAGAGAAGCTTATCCAGTAATAAGATCTATCTTAGGTAATTTAAGAGCATTAAATTTAGATATGGATTTTAATGATGTTATTAATATAGAAGATTATCAAAACTTATTTGAGCCGGTAGCAACATCTACAGCTCCGTTACCACCACAACCAGCTCCAAACCCTAATGTTGTAGGACAAATTCAACCTCAACAATTAATGACAGCTCAAGGATTGACACCAACAGAAATGGCGTTATTATCCCCTGAAGAGCAACAAATGAGATTGCGACAAAGAGGATTAATGTAATGAGTGTTTATGATCTATATCAAAGTTATTTGAATCAAATAAATACACCTGCGTCTACTATGTATAACCCTGTTTATATATCAGCAGTTAATCCTTCTTCTTTAACTACAAATCAAGACCCTGAAAAATTTTTAGATATTCAATATGATTATTCTCAAGAACCTCTTTCCAATAAACAATCAGCGGCTTTAAGTGGTTTAGGTCTTGTTGGAGGAATACCAGGTTTAATGTTATCTTCTGTTGTTGGAATGCAAAGACTTACAAATCAATATCCAGATATGTTTAACAAAGGAATTTTAAATTTATTCCAATCACCTTCTGTTAAATTTGATAGATTATATAATCCTGCTAATATTTCTATTTTTGGATCACAGGATGAAGACAAAATGGGAATAGAACCAGGAAGTTTTGCTGAAAGCATGGCAACTGCTGAATCTGTTGATGGTGGTTTTAATAGTGAGACTAGTGAAACAGGTTATGATGGTGGTCGTGGTTATGACGGTGGAGTAACCGGAGGAAGTTTTGGAGAATAATGGCAAACGGAAAAAGACCACAAACAACTGGAGAACATATCATATCTTTATATGGACACGTCACTGGTGTAAAACGTGATGTAGATCAAATACGCTGTACGCAAAAACATATTCATCAAGACATAGAAAAAATTCACGGTAAAGTAGACAGATTATTATACGTTTTAATAGGTGCACTTATTAGTGGTGTAGTTGCTATCATTGAAAACCTTAGATAGAGTTATTTGTTATGAAAGAAATACTTGTACATAAACATCTTATTATTCGCGCTGAAGCAATCAGCCCACCTATGGACACAAACTTTTTAACTAAATGGTTAGAAGATTTTATTAAATATATTAATATGAAAGTATTGATGGGTCCTTATGTTATTTATCATGATGTACCAGGTAATAGAGGTATCACAGGAGCTGCTATTATAGAAACTTCTCATATTGTCATGCATGTTTGGGATGAACCATCTCCAGCGTTAATGCAATTTGATGTATACTCTTGTGGTGAATTTGATCCGGAACAAATTTGTAGATTGATACAAAGAGATTTTGAAATTACAAAAATAGACTATAAATTTTTAGATAGAGAAAATGATTTAACAGATGTTGGCGGTGGCTATCATGTATATAAAGATAGATTAAAAGATTTAGTTGCACAAAATTATAATCAAAAAGAAAAAGAAGCAAAAGAAAAACTATTATTAAAGAATAGAAAAGAAGTGGACATCAATAAAGATGGTTCTGGATACACAATTAAAGAAGGTCCTAACAAAGGCAAAATATTGGCTCATATCCAAATTCCAAGCAAAAATCTGTAAAAAAGTCTTCCATAGAAGCCTGTAAACGCACGAAACCACCCCTTGACAATACTAGGATACCCCCTATATATACCGCAGGTGCAGCAATTGGGCTGGCCACTAAACTTTGCTTAATTATTAACAAGGAGGTTTATATGACAGGTTTAGATTTAATAAATAAATTCCAAAAAGATCTTTGGAACAATTCAAATACAATGTTCGGTGATTCTTTTGATTCTATCTTTGATAGTTTATCTAAAGTTCAATCGTTTCCATTTTACAATGTAGTAAAATACGGAAAAGGTGAATATGGTATTGAATTAGGTTTAGCAGGATTCAATAAGAAAAATGTTAAAGTTGAATACAAAGATGGTGTATTAACTGTTTCTGGTCAAATAGATGACAAAGAAAAAGAATACATTGAAAAAGGTCTTGCAGCTAGAAAATTCTTTAAACAATTTTCATTGAGAAATGATGTTGTTGTAGATGATGCTACAATGGAAGATGGTGTATTGACAGTTAAATTAGGTGTTAATGAACCAGAAGAAATAAAAGCTCAAGAGATCAAAATAAAATAATGTTTCCTTACAACGAAGAGGAGTGGGTATTTATATCCACTCCTTTAAATCCTCGCCCATAATTTGAGATGCAATATCAATTTTGCTTCTTAAAGCTTTTACAATTTTTTCATCAATAGTTTCTTCTGCAATAATATCAATGTAAGTCATAGGTTTTTCTTGTCCTATTCTATCAATCCTTGCTTCTGATTGTTGTCTTTTTTCTAAATCATAACCATTTGAATAATAAATCATTGTACTAGCACCTGTAAGTGTGATACCATATCCGCCCGTTTGTGGAGTTCCTATAATAAATCTAACTTTAGATTCTGGATTTTGTATTTCTCTAATTGCTTTTTGTCTATCATCTGTAGATGTGTCACCGTAATAAGTAACAGTGGAACCAGGATATTTTTTTTCTAATGCATTTACAATAGTAGTTATATCATGTCTGTAATGGGCCCAAATAACAGCTTTGCCTTCTACTTCTTCTACAATATCTAATAACTCATTTAATCTATTACTTTTAATTTCTTGTACAGAATCATCATCTGCTTTGAAATGACCACAAGTGATTTGATGTAATCTCATTAATTGAGTTATGACTGTAGCGGTAGTAATCATTTTACCATTTAAATGTGCTAAAGCCATTTCTTTCATTTGTTTATAAACTTTCTTTTGTTCGTCAGTTAATTGAATAACTCTTTTCATGTATGTTTTTTTAGGTAAATCTAAACAGTCGTCTTTTAAACATCTGTAAGAAAATGGTTTTAATTTTTCTGATAGTTCACCTAAATTTCTATAACCAACAACTATTTCTACTTGTCTTCCTGATACATTTATTTTTCTGCAAATAGCATAACGAGTTCTAAAAGAATAAAAAGATTGTTGATCTAATAACCATGGATCTAAAAATTGACATTGGCTAAATAAATCTAAAGGGGATTTGGTCACAGGAGAACCTGTAAGTATTCTTCTATATTTTGAATATTTAGATAAATTTAAAATAGCCTTAGTTCTTTTTGCATTAGGGTTTTTTATCGTAGTAGATTCATCAATACCAATTAATGCTCTATGCGAAGTTAAAAATTTCCATGCATACTCTAAACCTTTTTTAGTTGAGAAAGCTTCAACATTCATAATGCAAATATGTAAATCTTCATCTGTTTCAAACAATGCTTTCATGTCAGGAGCATCTGGTTTCGTTTGCCAAAAACCAATTTTCTTTTCTACGTGATCAGGTAAATGATTTGGAATTTCAGATTCTAACCAATTTTTATAAACACCTTTAGGTGCTACAATAAGTGCTCCATTGATTTTACCTTTATCATAAAGCATAGCAATATTGTCTATAAGGACTTTAGATTTACCCGTACCCATTTCCATAAAGTATGCAAATACTTCTTTATCCCAAGACATTTCAAGTGCTTTTAACTGGTGAGCAAAAGGTTTGCTTTTAAATTTATAGTTCATAATTAATTTTTACTTTCTATTGAAACCAACTAACATTTAGTGTATCAAATGTCAAGAAGTTATGAAAAATAAAGTTTACGTAATCCAGGATGTTCCTGGAACTAGAGAAGGTCGTCCCAAAATAAATATTATTGGTGCGTCTGAGTATGGAGAATTAAAAGTTTTGTTACCAGAAAATGCACAAATAATTTTAAGTGCTGGACCTTTAGTTTTTAAATTAAGAAAACTGCTACAAAATTACACACCAGAAGATTACTTATTATTAACAGGTGATCCGGCCATTATTGGTGTTGCATGTTCAATTGTTTCTGATATAACAAACGGCAAATACAAGTTGTTAAAATGGGACAAACAAGAAAGAAGATATTATCCAATTGAAATTGATTTATATCAAAGAGAGACTACTTGACAAACGTATTTTGAGGGATTATATTAGAAAGCAAATTAGAAAGGTTATATTATGAGTGAAATAAATTATAGAGAAGATAAAGTGGATGCAATAAATGCTGTTGTTGATCCAAAACAATTAACTAATAAAGTACAGCAATTAAAAGATTTAGAAGACGAAATTGCAAATGCAGAAGAGTCTATAAAAAAATTAAAAGAAAAAGCCAACATCATTTCGCAATTTGAAATTCCAGAAATGATGAAGGATATGAACATTACAAAATTAAAGCTCAAAGATGGCGAGACTGTAGAAGTTGGAAATTTTTACAGTGCATCTATTCTTCCTGAAAAACAGGAAGAAGCTTTTAACTGGCTTCGTGATAACGGTCGAGGTGATATTATTAAAAATGATATCACCGTTACCTTTGGTCGTGGCGAAGACAACAAGGCAATGGCATATGCTACCCTTGCTAAAGGTCAAGGATACGAACCTGTCCAGAAAGTAGGCGTACATCCTCAGACCCTAAAAGGAGTAGTCAGGGAGTGTCACGAGTCTGGAATCGAACTTCCTGATTGCTTCAAAACTTACGTAGGTAACCGTACAAATATAAAAAGGAGTTAAACTATGAGTACAGAAGTACAAACAAAAAAAGAGGCACAAACACCTTCTACTATTTTATATAGAGAAGATGCCGGAACAGGTTTTGAGAATGTAAGACAAGAATCTCTTGCTTTACCTATCTTAAAACTTTTACAGAATGGATCTGGAGAAGCACAGAAGCGTAATCAAAATTACGTAGAAGGTGCAGAACCAGGAATGTTCTTAAATATAGTTACAAAAAAACTATATGATGGTGACAAAGGATTTAGAGCAATCCCTTGTTATTATAAAATGGAGTTCCAAGAATGGGCAGAGTTTGGTACTGGTTCAGGTAGACCAGAACAAATTTATCCTGCTGATTCTGATATTCTATCTAAAACTACTAAAGATGGTGGTAAAGATAGATTACAAAATGGTAACTACATTTTAACCGTTCACCAAAATTATGTAATTATAATGGGTGAAAATGGAGCGGAAAAAGCATTGATGTCAATGTCTGCATCTCAAGGTAAGATTGCAAGAAAATGGATATCTTTGCAAAAATCTCAAACACTAAAAGATGCTCAAGGTGTATATACGCCTGCTCCATATGCTTTTAGTTATCACATAACATCAGTACTAAACTCAGGGAAAGGTAATCAATGGTATGGTTTTTCTATTGGTTCACCAGAACAAGTAATTGATTCTGGTATGTATCAATCTGCTAAAGATTTTCATGTTTCCATGAGGAATTACGACAAGTAATTGACACATTTGGGCGGTACATATGTGCCGCCCAATAAATAATCAGAGGGAATTATGATAGAAAGTTTAAAAGAAATATTTAAAGGTTTAGAGAGTGCATACGGTGTCACTAAAATCACTAAAGAAATAAGACATGATGGTAAAAATGAAGTTAGATCTTACACTGTTAAACAACCAGTTACTGAAGAACTTTGGGAAAAACATTTAAAAGGAGAAGAACCTGCATTAGGTATTGTTCCTATTAACGAAAATAATGAATGCAAATGGGGTGCAATTGATATTGATACTTATCCTTTTGATCATGTAAAATTAATTACAAAAATAAAAGAAAAAAATTTTCCTTTAATCGTGTGTAGATCTAAATCAGGTGGTGCACATGTATTTTGTTTTGTATCTTCTTTTGTTCCAGCGTCTTTAATGAGACAAAAATTACAGATGATGGCATCTAATCTAGGTTATGCTAAAGCAGAAATTTTTCCAAAACAATCTACCATAAAAGCAGATAGAGGTGATGTAGGTAATTTTTTAAATATGCCATATCATGGTGGTAATAGAACTGTTAGATATGCAATTGGTGAGGATGGTAATTCTTTAACAATAGAAAATTTTATTAAGGCGTATAATACATATGTTCAAACTGAAGAACAATTAAAAGATATTTTAATTTTAAAAGAAAGTAAAAAAGAAAAAGAACCAGAAGCTTTTCCAGATGGACCACCATGTTTAAATACTATAATTAAAAATGGTCCTATCATTGAAGGTAATGGAGATATTGCAGCGTCTGGTAGAGATAATGGTTTATTTAATATTGGAGTTTATTTAAGAAAATCAGATCCAACAGGATGGGAAGATAAATTAGAAGACTACAATACAGAAAAATATATTAAGCCACCATTAAAATCTAATGATGTTATTAGAATTAAACAACAACTTAATTCCAAAAAATATGATTACAAATGTAAAGATAAACCTATTTGTAATTTTTGTGATGAAAAAGTTTGTTATGCAAAAACTTTTGGAAAAGGAGATGAGGTTAGGATGCCATCTATTACTAATATTAGAAAGTATCCATCTGATCCACCAATTTTTTTTGTAACTGTAGATGAAGAAACAATAGAAGTAGATGGACCTACTTTACATGATCCAGAAAAATTTAGTATTGTATGTATGACAGAACTTGGAACACCATTACTTCCAGTTGCTAAATTAATTTGGAGAAAGATGATAGCAAAATTAATGAAGAATATGAATACATTAGAAGCACCTGATGACACTAAAATAGATGTGCAGTTAAAAGAATTATTAACAGAGTTCATTAGTCGTGATGGTAAAACTATTGAAGATGTATTTAAAAGTAAACCATTTACAGAAAATGGAACTAGTCATTTTAAATTCAAAGATCTTTGGAAATTTATTGTGAGAAGTAAAAGTTGGCCTGAAAAAACTTATCCAAAAAATAAAACAATAAGATTAGTAGAAGAACTATTTAATGGCAAGCAAATATCAAAAGATGTTCAAATAAAAGATAAATGGAAAAGTGTTAAACTTTGGACAGTAGAAAAAATTATGGTCGAAAAATATACACCAAAAAGAATAGAAAAGAAAGAGGCACCTTTTGAATGAGAACCATTATAGCAGGGCCACCAGGAACAGGTAAAACACATACGTTAATTCATAAACATTTACATAATGAATTAATTATTAATAAAACTGATCCTAAAAAAATTTGTTACATTACATTTAGTAATGCTGCAGCCGATGAAGCAAGAGAAAGAATACAAAAAGAATATCCTACGTTTGATTTTGATTGGATATGTACCATGCATTCTATGGGAACTAAAATGTTAGGAATAGATACAGCGACACAATTATTAAAAGATAAAAACTGGAACCCTTTTAAAAATAAATATGGTCATACAGATTTATCTTTTGAAACAATGCAACACGAAAATGGTTTTTATGAATATAAAAATCAATATATGAAAATTATAGAATACTCTCGTAGTACAAAAACATCTCTTCAAGATGCTGCTATTACATTAGACTTAATAGATTTTATTAATGAACCTTTACTAGAACAAATCAATCAAGATATTTTAGATTACAAAAAAGATTATAATATGTTTGAATTTTCAGACATGATTTCCAAGTTTGTTGAGAAAAAATTGTGTCCTTCCCTCGACGCAGTTTTTCTTGATGAAGCCCAAGATCTGAATCCTCTGCAATGGGATATGTTCTTTTATATTGAATCTCAATGTAAAAGATCTTTTGTTGCAGGGGATGATGATCAGGCTATCTATGCATTTCAAGGAGCGGATCCTAAAATTTTTATTAACTTACAAGGAACTCCAGACCATCAAGTGCAATCAAGGAGAGTGCCTCATGCTATTCACAAAGTTGCATTATCTATTTTAGATAACATTGATGAAAGAAGAGAAAAAGTTTGGAAACCAAGAGAAGCAAAAGGACATGTATTTGAAAATTTAGAAATAGAAAATATAGATTTCTCTAGTGGTCAATGGATGATTTTAACTAGAACCAATGATCAAATGAAAAATTTAGTGCCTATACTACAAAACACAGGGTATAGATTTGACTGTAAATTCAATGACTTATTACCATTAGACGTTATTAGAGCTATCAATGATTGGAACAGATTAAACAAAGGTGCAAGCATCTCCGGAGAAGAAGCAAGAAATATTTATGAGTATTTAAAATATGATCAAGGAGATGTGAAGTATGGTTTTTCTGGTGGTAAGTCTCTAGTTAATGTGGACTCTGTGGACATGGATGAATTGAGAATGGATCATGGTTTAATTACACATGGAGATTGGAACGCATTACGATTTAAAGATTACCAGGAAGATTATATCAAGGAACTAGTGGCGAGCGGCGAGGATCTAAGCAAACCTGCAAGAATAAAATTATCTACTATTCATTCTGTAAAGGGAGAAGAATCAGAAAATGTTATTTTGTTTACAGACTTAGAAAGAATTATTTATGAAGCAGCGCAAATAAATAAAGATACCGAACATAGATTATTTTTTGTTGGTGTCACAAGAGCAAAAGAAAACTTATTCATAATGAATCAAGGTTATGAATATCAATACAATATAGGGGAAGAAATCATATGAAATGTTTTTACTGTAATACAAAAGTAAGATGGAATAATGATTTTGACACTGAAGATACATATCCAGATTCAGATCATAATATAGTTAGTATGTATAACTGTGATAATTGTGACACATGGTATGAAGTCTTTCATAATAAAAAGGAGAAAAAAAATGACAACTAAAGAAGACATGGAACGTTTGATTCCATCTAACCGACAAGAAGGAGGAGATCACTATGCTAAACATAGTATTCAACCCTATACCTTTATATCATCCAACAACTTGTCTTTTTTTCAAGGCAATGTTATAAAAT